GTTATTCCAATAGATACAAACGTTAAGTCTATATTTACCAATGCAATTAGTATAGGAACTTATAATGAATTAGGCGAATGGATAGGATATGTGGGAGCACAATTAAACACATTTAGGGAAGTAAAAATAAATAATACGCCGAGTTATATTGTATTAAATTTTCAGAATACAACATTATTTCCATTTGCTTCGGTTAATTACTTTCCGTGTAAAGTTGAAGAAATAAAAGAATCATTGTTGAATATAAATACTATTATAAGATTATCTTATGAAGGAAAGAAGTTTACATCATACGGAGATTCTATTGTTGAATTAATGTCATGGCAAAAATATGTATGGAAATTTTTAAGAATGGCAGACCACTACAATAGGGGTATAGGAGGGTCAAAGATAACTGATGTAAATCCAAAAAATAAGAAAGTGGATGAGAATGGTTATTATAACGCCTCAAAGCCCGATAGCGGTACAATTACAATATCTGATTATATGTGCGGAGATGAAAGAATTAATACAATACCGTTAGATACGGATATTTTATGTGTTTATGCAGGTGCAAATGATATTACGGCGAGTGTTGAGATTGGTACTTTAGAAGATGGCGATGAATCTCATTTTATGTATGCTTATGGTTTGATGATACGAAAATTGGTTGCAAGATTGCCAAATGCTAAAATATTTTTATGCACACCACATAATTTTTATAATAGTTATAATAATGCGGATTATCCTTATAAAAATAGAATAGAACTTACTATATTAGATTATTGTAAGGTTATTAAAGATGTGGCAGCTATATACGGATTGCCAGTAATAGATGTTAATGCTTTAAGTAGAATTTCAACACTAAATATAAAAGAATATTTAATTGACCAAGTTCATCCAAATAATAAAGGTGGAAGATTAATTGCAAATGTTGTAATAAATGAAATGTTGAGATATGCGCAGTTTTATTTAGATGAACCATATATCGAAGATGTATTGCATTAAATTATGGAAAGAATTTTTAATTGGGAACAATGGCGTATTATTGCCATTTCCACGGTTAGCCCGTTATTTGGGTATTTAACCCCGACAAAGGGTTTTGTTTATGCGTTAGTAGTAATGTTTGCGTTCAATATTTGGGCGGGTATGAGGGCGGACGGCGTGGCGATTGTGCGATGCAAAAACTTTTCGTTCCGGAAGTTTAAAAACGCATTGTGCGAATTTCTGTTGTATCTGTTTATCGTGGAGGCGATTTTTGTAATAATGAAAAATTGCGACGATGAAAATGCGGCGGTTATCGTGGTAAAATCACTAACATACGTGTTTATGTATGTGTATTTGCAAAATGCGTTCCGGAATCTGATTATTGCGTACCCCCGGGAATTGGCATTGCGTATTATTTACCATGTTATCCGTTTGGAGTTTACAAGGGCTTTACCGTCGCATTTGCAACCGATAATTGACAGATTGGAAAAAGAATTTGGGGACGACCCCGACAAAAACAATAAAAAGAAAAAAGATGGATAAACAAAGTAATATGTTTAACCCGGTGCGGAGCAATCCGCACCACAAAATTTTATTATTATGGCAGGAATGAAACAATTATCAGCGGGCAGCAGCCAAATTTTAATGATGATGTTCCGGGACAAAAACAACGCCCCAATTAAGGCGGATTCCGTACACGTCAAAGGTTCGATTTTTACCGGAAGCGGTAAGCCGTTTGAATTTGAGGTAAACAAAGGGGTTTGCACCAATTGTAAGATTCAGAACGATATGTTGTTGTTTAATATCGTTCCGCTTTTGGGTTTGGGGCAAATGCAGGTTTATACGCAAACTTTTTTGGGCGATGCAAAAGCAATAACCGGAACATACATTTCAGAGAACCAACAGAAATTAGGCGTTGAAGTGGTTCAGAAAGGTACATTCCTTTCAGATAGACAGGGCGCAATGTGGGTTGATGTATATTTGCCAATAGAAATTAATGATGCAGCACAAATTCCGTGGGTTCCGGCAGGAGCGGACGAACAATGGATTAAAGATTATTTGGATAAGTATGTAAAAACCCCGGCGTTTGCCGCAACGCTGGCGGCATTGGGCGGGGCAAGCAAAAACCTTTCAAATGTTGATGCAAAAGACTTTGAGAAAAAAGCAAAGGACGGTAATTTTGCTCAGAATGATTTAGCGGACGTAGATTTGGCAAAACTCAAAGAAAAAGGTTTGGCTGCAGGATTGGCAGACGCAAAGAACCCAATAAGCCCAACAGAGTTTGACCGTATGATTAAGCAAAATGCGGCTTTTATTGCATTGTCTAAAACAGCGCACCCGGCAACAGCAGGAAAGACAAACGAGCAGATTAAGGCGTTATTCTATGCCAACCGCCAAGAGGTACAAAAGGGGGTAAATCTGAATACAGACCCGTACAACAAAAGTACAACTTTGTTGTTGGTTTATCAGATGAGCAACAACCAAACAATTCAACAGACATTGCCGCCCGTATCGGATAACCGAATTATCATTTTGGAACTTATACAAGAACCGGGGGCAGCCAATTACAAGGCAATAATTAGCCCGGCAGCCGGAGAAAGTATTGATGGGGCAAATACACCAATAACCGTTACAAGCAATGGGATTGCAGGTATTTTTTTGCCTATTCAGAACGAAAATACGTGGGATTTTATTCCGTGGTATAAAACTATTGATAGCAGCCTAACAACAAGCGATGAGCAGGGAAATATTGTGTTGCAGACAAAGAATTTACGATTTAAAAAACCTTTCTTTATTGAATACGATAGTGATACAGACGAAGCAAATGTAAATTTGGGAAATGTTCCATTTTTGTTTAATGATAAAATAGCAAAAAAATCATTTAAAGCAACAGAGGTCGGAAGTATGGATGGAACGGTTCGTATTTCGCAAATGGGAAACGGACAAACACCCGATGGAGACCCGATTTTCAAGGCTGATTTATCCGTTGTTCCGGGAAAAGATGCAGAGGGAATATTGGCAATGTTAGGTAATGATGAATTGGTAAATTCTAAATATGCAAAATCCCGTTTGTGGTTTTCTGATTTGAAAGTTAAGGGCGGTATGTCAGTATATCAAGATATGAAAAAGAAATCTTTTGTTATACAAGATATTGACCCACAAGACGACCCAAATATTTCCGGAGGAACAACCTTTTTAATTGGCTTGTATATTGAGCCAGCGCAATATGGGGATAACAGAATTACGCAGGACGGTTGGGTTAGACTTGAATTTGCTGACGATAACGACCAAACGTTATTAGATGTAAACGGCAACCCTATGGCGGTTCAGATTGACTATAAAGCAGGCGACAAACAACGCAAAGAATTGTATTTGGGAGAGTGTCAAGCAAAGGCATTTACTGATGTTCATTTGCGTATAGAAACCAATTTCCCGAATGAAGAATTATTGTCTATTGGGGCAAATTCATGTGTGTTGATTCAGTCAGTAGGCAAAGACTATGGAGTCGGAAAGGCATTGTTAGCATTTATGGCGTTTACCGGGTATCAAATCAAAATGAATAATAAATATTACGGTTACAACTCTTTGAACCTTTCAAGGGCTTTGATTTTTGACGAACCGGAAATTGACGTCAATAATGATGTAATGTATTTCGGCGATAATACATATTTGTCTGTTAAAACAGCCGCAAAAGTAAGTATTTCAAACAATCAGTTGGTTGTAAAAGATAACGGAAAGGATTTACCCGTATTTTCTTTGTTTAAGAAGTACAGCCGATTTGATACCCATGTACTTAAGGGGAAAAATTATAAAGCAACGGTTAAGATTACGGATAAACAAAACTCTTTTGTTGTTGCTTTGATGAAGTACACCGGAACGGAAGCGGTCGCACCGTCCCCGGAATTACTTAGTATTAACAATGACCAACCGCAATTTAATGCAGGATGGAGCATTGCAGACAGATTGTTTATTTCGGAAGATGTAGTAAGCGGAATCCACGAGGCAACCAAAACTTTTGTTGTTCCGGCTGATGCAGTAGAATTTGCGGTTATTATATATCCTACTGAATCACAAACGCCAACCGATATGGTACTGAATGATTTTGAGGGGGATATAACCCCGTGGTTTAATCGAATGGTAGTAACAGATAGTTCGCATATTTCGGAAAAATATTTGGAATATCAGAAAGACTATGCAAAATTTGTTGTTATGACCCCGGCAGGCGATGCAAGTTACCGATATACGTACAACAAGACCGCAGGAAATATACCTTTGGGCATTAAAAAGGGTTTGGCTTTGGTTAGCAATAATAACGCATGGGCAGACCCCGGAGCGTCAGACCCTAACAAAGTTCAAGGAGATTTATTGGCAGAGGCGGACGGAATTATAACAATTCAGTATTCCGGGCAGGCATATAACGAAACAAGCACAATTAATGAAGCCAATTTTTGGGCTGCAAAGGTTGCGCCGGATGGTTCATTAACGGAAGTTCCAAACAGCCGATATTCAACAACCATTGAAGCAAACAGAAAGATTGCCAAGAACATTCAGTCTAAAAGTATATCATTCCCAATTCAGCAGGGCGAGTCAGTTAGATTTTTGGCTAATTCAAACATTGATGATGGCTTTTATCTGCAAAGCGGAACAGACGGAAAACCTTTGTTTGAGGTTATTATAAACTTCAAAGAAATGGTAGGTATGCCGTTTATACCGGATGAGTTAGAAAAGGGGGCAACAGAATTTTATGAATAATAACCGGGGCGAAAAGCCCCATAAAACAAAATAAAAATGGATAAGATAATTATATTAGATGCCGGACACGGCGTGGATTGCGCCGGAAAACGTTCCCCCATTTGGGGCGACGGTTCCCAATTGTTAGAATGGGAGTTTAACCGTGATATTGTACGCCGTATTGCGGCGATGTTGAAAGCAGAGGGAATAAAGTTTGAAATTTTGGTACCGGAGGACAACGATGTATCATTGCCGGAACGTTGCCGCCGTGCTAACGTGATATATGACGATTGCGGGCAGAACGCCGTATTGTTCAGCATACACGGGAACGCCGGAGGCGGCACCGGATGGGAATGTTATACAAGCGTCGGCAAAACGAAAGCCGATGAAATTGCAACCGTCCTTTGTAATGAGGCAGAAAAGGAGTTTGCCCCGGATGGTTGGAAAATGCGTTTCGACCATTGCGACGGCGACCCGGACAAAGAAAGCCAATTTTATATTCTGAAACATACGGTTTGCCCGGCGGTATTATCTGAAAATTTCTTTTTTGATAATGAAAAGGATTGCCGTTTTATGATGAGCGACGACGGAAAAGAAAGGATTGCAAAGGTACATTTTGAAGCAATAAAGAAAATTGTATGAAAAAGTATTTGATTTGGGCGGCAATCATTTTGGCGGTTGCCGCCGCCTTTTGGGTGCAACACGTCAAAATAAAGAGGTTGACCGAGGAACGGGACAGATACTGGAGCAATACCGAAATACTATTGCAGGACGTCAAGACGTACCAAACGAAAGACAGTTTGAACGCAATCAAAGTCGGGAATTTGGAGTTGTCATTGGCGGAATACAAAAAGTACCGGGCGGACGATTTGGCGTTGATAAAGACGTTGCAGGCAAAGAACCGGGATTTGCAAAGGGTTACGACGGCGCAAATGGAAACGATAAACGAATTACGGGCAAACGTCCGGGATAGTATCGTATATTTGCCCGGCGACACGGTTACGACCGTATTACGTTGTATTGAGTATTCCGACAAATGGGTTGATTTTGACGGATGTATTATAAATAATATGTTTTCGGGCAAAATTATAACACGGGATAGCCTTTTAATAACAGAAAGCGTACAATATAAACGTTTTCTTAATTTCCTATGGAAAACAAAACGGATAAAAAACCGTGAATTTGATATTGTTTCAAAAAATCCATATACAAAAATTACCGGGTTTGAGGTTATAACAATAGAAAAATAACTATATTTGCGGCAAACGGGGATAGTTCGGAGTAGCTACCGGATGAAAAAAGATGCAACCACTTTTCCCCGTTTCCCTTTTTGATTGCTTACTTAAATGGTTGTATAATGGAAATTTGGAAAGATGTACCCGGATATATTGGGTTGTATAAAGTGAGTAATCACGGGCGTGTAAAATCCGTTAAGAAACAATTAGTTTTGAAAATATGTGGTTCCGGGAATAGATATAAAACCGTTGCTTTATGTAATGGGATGCGCAAAACGTTTCGATTACATAGATTAGTTGCGGCGGCTTTCATTCCGAACCCGGAAAACAAACCATGTATCGACCATATCGACGGCGACCGAGCCAATAACCATGCAGATAATTTGCGTTGGGTTACATATTTGGAAAATAATAATAATCCTATTACGAAAAAGCGATTGAGCGAAAATAACGCAAAAAATATGCAAGGTAAAGAGGGCGTATTGCATCCAAATTCAAAACCCGTTAAGATGATGAAAAACGGAATTTGCCTCAAAACATATCAATCTATCCATTTAGCCAAAAAAGATGGGTTTAACGATACATTGATAATTCGATGTTGTAAAGGGCGTATGAAAAAACATAAGGGTTATAATTGGGAATATATACAATAGACATAACAAGGGGATTGTAACCAAGCGTTGCAACCCCGTTTTTGTTTTTGCCCGTTTTTAGCCCCGTATTTCGATTATTTTGTTTGAATGGATAATGTACCCACCCCGGCAAATAAAGTGGCTTAAAATGAAAATTCGCCAAAAATAACTTTACAGGGAGCCAAAAGAAACTTTTTTTATCCGCAAATCGAAAATAAAAGAAAATTCTTTTGGTGGTTAAAATAAAATGCCTTATCTTTGTGCCATGTTAATAAAACGACCGGGCGTTTTCCCGGCAACAAAAAGAGCGATACAATGAAGCCCGAAGATATTTACAACAGTTTGGAATATACAACAAAAGAAATTAACCTTACTTTCAAAATCAAAGTAAACGGCTTGTTCAACGGCAAAAAGATTAACACGTTGGTTGGCGTTTCCGGTTTGATTAAGTTAGTAGGCGTTGAAATGGCGAACAAATTATTGCGCCGTGCTTTCCGTTGTGTCAAAGACGCCGAACATTGTAAGTTGCGCCGGGGTTTGAAAATATCCTTTTATTATTACTAATCCGACCGGGCGGGTTCCCGGAACCAAATAAATTTCAAATATGGAAACAAAGAAAAGAACACAGGCGACGGACATTGCCGAGATTGCAACCAAGTTAGACGGCAAAGTTAAATTTTCGTCAATCATTTACAGCCAACGAATGTTGTCGGAGAAATACCGGGAAACAGGGGTAAACGATATGTATTTTATCGGCAAAAAATTTGGGTTGTGGTTTTATACAAGCCGGGCGGCATTAGATAACCTTTGTTATCTGCAAAACCCTAAATTCCCGACGTGGGTATTGTGCGAAAATTCATTGAGTTTGTACGAAATAAGATAATAACCCGCCGGGGGAATAACCCCGGCTTTGCCTGTTATGGATATACGATTGACAGAGGAACAACGGGAAATATTGAGCGGTAGAATTTGCCCGTATTGCCACGTTCCGACCGAGTACAAAAATAGTATTGAGGTTTACGGCGTTGATTATGGAATGATTTATTATTGTCCCCAATGCGGGGCGTATGTGGGTGTTCATAAGGGAACCGACCGGGCAAAGGGTCGATTGGCAAACGCCGAGTTGCGCCGATGTAAGATTGAAGCGCACCGATATTTTGATGAGTTGTACAAACGTGGACTAATGAAGCGACGGGAGGCGTACAAATGGTTATCCGACCAATTGGGATTACCCCCGGAATATACGCATATTGGAATGTTTAACCCCGAAACGTGCGCAAAGGTCGTGGACGTTTCAAAAAAGTATTTATTAACCATGCGATTTGCATTAATACGACAGGATAAAATAAAAGCGCATTTTGAACCCAACGGGGACGAAATGTTGAACCGGATAAAAGAGAGTTTAACCCGGTTTTTTGCCGCCGACCGTTCGGAGTTCCCGGAGGGATACCGGGAAATTGAGGATTGTTTTAACCAATTGCCGGGGGAACCATACCCGACCATTGCAATAAACGACGTCGGTAACGACGACCGAATGATTGAATTTTATGTTACCGGAAAACAATACGACGTTTACCACGTCGCATTTAAGGGGTTTACAAAGGGTTAAGATATGGAAAGCGTAATTATTGAGGAAATGCGGGCGTTCTTACGATTGGATTTGCCCGACCGACAAAGACAATATTTTACCGATACAATCGCCGCCGCAAAACGTGTTGAGGTCGTAAAAGCGGCGGACGTATTCGACGAACGGGAAATTGAATTGATACGCCGGACGGTTCGCCCGGTAGTCAAAGGGTGTTATAAAAATGCGCATTTGCTGACGTTGTTATTTCCCGACCGAGTGCAATACGTTGAGGGCAAAACGAACGCATTTATACCAATCGACCACGCATTTAACCGGGTCGGGGACAAATATATTGACATTACGTTTGAGTTCGCATTGGAGTTAGACCCAACGCAATACGAATATGTGGCGTTTGGGGAATATCCGGCGGGCGTTATTGAGGAAATAACCAACCAAACGGGATATTATGGCGATATATACCGATTTTGTTATTGTGCGGCGCAAATGGCGTTGGAAAAGAAGAACCCCCGGACGTAACAGATACGCCGGGGGGGTCGGTACGCAGTAACCGAGAGCGATTTTTGGTAATGCGGTATTGCAAAGGTAGATTAAAAATCCGATTATCCAACGCACCTCGCAAAAATGATTTTAGAAACAAAGATATATTTTTGGAAAATAGATAAATGAAATACTATTGCATTTGCAAAACCAAAAATAATATTCATATTTGCAGAATAAAATTAGTAGTATGGAAATTTGGAAAGAAATAAAAGACTATGAGGGGTTATATGAAGTAAGCAATTACGGGCGTATAAAGTCATTAGATAGCAATATAATTTTGACGCCTTGTAAACCCGCAACGTCCGGTTTATGTGTTACTTTATCAAAAAACAGAGTAAATACGAAGTTTCAAGTTAGCCGATTAGTTGCGGCGGCTTTCATCCCGAACCCGGAAAACAAACCATACGTTGACCATATCGACGGGGTTAAGTATCATAATTTTGCAGACAATTTACGTTGGTGTACGCAAAAGGAAAATATGAACTATAAACCCGCAAGGCGAAATAAAATTAAATATAATTGCCAAATAGTCGGATATGGAGCGGACGGGAAAGAATGTGTTCGTTTTGACAATTATATAGATGCGGAAAAGCGGGGTATGTACAGACATTTGATAAAAAAGAGTGTCGATACCGGGAAACCATATAAGGGAATTTTGTATAAAGAAGAAAAATAAAACCTACCGGGGGGAATACCCGGCAAAGATATGAGAGTAAAAGAAAGCAAAGAATTAAACGAGTTGGCGACCCTTTCCGGGAAACCCGCCAAACAGGTATCCGACATTATCGTTTCGGAATTACTCAATAAAAAAATAATTGAGGAAACGCCGGACAATTGGGGTTGCCCGATTTCCGATTGTTACGAACGGGATATTACCGTTGTTGAGATTGCCGGGGTTATACGTGCAATTGGTATCAACGTTGTAAAATCGGTACATTTGGACGCATTATTGGAATGTGTGTTGATTGGCGACGGGGATTGCCCGGAGTGTGGCGGCGAAATGGAGGTTACGGACGGCGAATATAAGCAAACAGGCGGGGACGGATATATTACGCCCCCGGAATATACCCCAATTTGGGAGGAAACAACGTGTACGCATTGCGGATACAAAGAGAGCAACGAACCAAGTTATTAACAAAAAAATTTAAGTTATGGCATTGAGATTAAGAGTAAACGAAGCAATCGCCCGTTCCGAGGCGAACGGGAAAAAGGTTTTGAAAAAAGACATTGCCGCCCGTCTTTTTGAGGGTGCAAGCGAGAGCGCACAACAGGTAAATATGACGAATTTATGTAACGGCACGACCAAACGGATTGTCCCGGAATGGGTCGTTATTCTTTGCGAAATGTTGGATTGTACGGCGGATTACCTGTTTGGCATGGAGGGCGGAAACAATGAAAAGTAAGTTTATCGAATGGTTGGAAGCCGCCGCCGAAACCATGTTTTCCGGGTTGTTTCAAGCGAAAGCCCTAATTGTTACGTTTGGCGCATTGGGGTTATGTTGTTTGATTGGCGCATTTTGGAACCCGTGGCAATTGTTATTTGCGGCAATGTGCGCCGCAATGGTATTATGTGGAATTCAGAATATAAAAAGTACAAGTAATGAGAGCAAAGAGCGATAAACCGGGCGACCCGGTAAAAGAGGTTGCGGGAACCGTCGGCAATGTTGCCCCGGATATGTTCCCGGAGATTAACGAGGAACAACAAACAATTATTCCCCCGTTCGTTGATGTTCAACCGGAACAACCAACCGGAGTGTTTGAGATAATACCGGGCATGACGGTTGAGGAAATGACGGCAATGTTTTTCGACGAAAAAACATTGATTGAACCCCCGTATAAGGTTTGGCAGTTAAACAGCAAGGGACACCGATATTATTACCGATATGACGACGCCGGGAACCCGGAGTTTTTCCCGTCGGTTACAACTATATTGTCCCAAACATTACCCAAAGCCCCGCACCTTATAAATTGGATTGCGAACAAAGGCATTGAGGAAGCCGAGCGATACAAAGGCGAACGGGCGGCGTATGGAACGTTTATGCACGCCGCATTTGAGGAATTATTGATTAACCGAGCGTATGATTTGGACGGGCTAAAAGGCAAACTAAAAGAATACATTGAGGTTTACCGATTGCCGGACGACTTTATTTATTACGCCGACGATTTGAAAAAGGACGTATTGGCGTTTGCGCAATTCGTATTGGATTATGATGTACGACCGTTAGCCGTTGAAATTGCGTTGGTACACCCGTATTACAAGTACGCCGGAATGATTGATTGCCCGTGTACCATGCGGGCAAAGATTGGAAGCGACGACCGGATTAACGCAATTGTCGATTTCAAAAGCGGGCGCAAAGGCTTTTACGAGGAAAGCGAAATACAATTGGGGATGTACCGGGATATGTGGAATGTCAATTTTGAGCAATTCCCCGTTACCCGTATTTTCAATTTCAGCCCGAAAGATTGGCGCAAAAAACCGTCGTACAATCTGAAAGAGCAAACCGAAAGCCCCAATATACGCAAAATCCCCTATCTGTTGGAGATTGCCGCCATTGAGGACGAAAAGCGGGACAACACGTTTACGGCGGTTAATGGTATGGTTGTATTGGACGACGCCCCGGATTTGTCACAAAATGTAATATCGTTGTCTTTGGCGGAATTGATTAAAACGAAAGCCCCCAAAGAGGCAACCCCGGACGAAACCACGGACGCCGCCGATACCGTCAAAGCGGATGCGGTTGCCCCGGAACAAACGCCGGAACCGGAGCAAAAAAAGCAAATGACGTGTTCAGAATTTGAGGTTACAATAAATGATGTTGCCCCATATTCTTTGTGGGAAGTAACAGATATTGCAAAGGTAAACGGCGTTGAATTGGTTGAAAAGGGGTTGAATTTAGACCAACACAGATGGTACAGCATAGCAACCAATATTTACAAATGTTCTGACGGTTATGTAAAAGTTACCGGGGCGTATCAAAGTTTTTCAGAGGCGCAAACGTGGGAGGATATAAACGTATTTTCAGAAGCAGAAAAATTGCAGGGAAAGGAATTGCAGGCGTTTGAATTGAGAATGAAAGCGTATGAGATAGAAAACGCACCGGAACAAAGCCCGGAACCAACGCCGGAACCGGAGATTAAGAAAACAAAGATTGTGAAACGCACCGGGAAAACGGCAAAGGAGGCGGAAAAGAAGCCCGCCACGGGACGAAAGGCGGCAAAACGGACTGTCGCACCGGAAAAGGAACAAAAGCCCGCAAATGCGCTAAAAAAGCCCAAAAACGAGAATAAGAAAAGATTGTTGAACGACGACCCCGAAATATAAAGAGCATGAAAGGACGAATAAGACGACCGGAGGCGGAAAAATCCCGTTTGATTTTGCCCCGTGTCGGACAAATAAAAATCGGAATGAAAAACGCCAACGGATACCCGCAAAGCGTGGATTATTTCATACCAACGGGAAAGTATGCCGGGTTATTTACACAGGCATACGGCGAAAAGCCCCAAACAATTCAAATCGTTTTCCCGGACGACGACCCGGCGAAAGTATGCAACGAGCGGTACGAGTACCGGGACGACGACGGACGATTGATTGCGGCGGGCGACGGCGAAACGTTCCAAGTTTGGGACGGCAAAAAGTACGAAACATTGACAACGGAGGAATACCCGAATTTGATGTTGGCAATTACCAAGCGTTACCCCAATCGGAAAAGCAAGCAGGACGGACACGACGGTTGGGAAATTACGTTGACGTTGAATTTCATTGTACCGTTGGTACGTGGCGTTGCCGGGGTATGGCAGTTTTCAACAAAGGGTACGGCGTCCACAATCCCGCAAATTCGGGAAACGTTCGACGGTATGTTAGCGGAACGGGGATTTTGTAAGGGAATTATATTTGATTTGAACGTACAATTTGCCACAACTCAAAAGCCGGGAGACCGTTCCCGCTTTCCTGTTGTCTCATTGGTTCCTAATGAAAGTGCGGATAATGTTTTGAAAGTGCGCAAAGCGTGGGAACCTGCAAAGCAATTGGATAATGAATAAAAAATGCTATATTTGCGTCGATAAAACAAACGACTACCACCGTTTGCAAAGTATTGCTAATTTATTTAGCGCAAAGCCCGTTTTCCGGTGTGTGGTAGCCCGGATTGCGGGCTTTTATATTTTAATTATGGATTTTATTATAAAAAACAAATGGATTAACGAATTGCATTTGAAAGGTAATAAGTTAATGTTGTATGCAATGATACACGCCTATTGTGTTAGATATGGCGAGTATTCAAAGGGTATTTTGTATTTATCCAAATGTTTAGGGATAAACAAAAGCACTGTAATTGATTGCCTTAAATGGTTATGCGAAAAAGGATTATTAATAAAATCAGTTCAGCCCGTAGCAGAACCGGATGTTTATAAAATATCAATATTATGAAATACACGATATTAATAAACCAATATGCCGCCGTTAATAGCGGTTTAGATTTAGATTTAATAGATTTGGCGATTTTTGATTTTATAAAAGATTTCGCCAATTGTGCAAGTTGCGTTAAGATGCACACCCCGGAGGGAATATATTTTTGGATTTCCCACAAGTTAATATTGGAAGCAATGCCGTTATTGAATATAAAGACAAGTCAAGGCATGATAAAGCGTATTGATAATTTGATTAAAGCCGGAATTTTACAAAAACATCCTAATTGCGAATTGTATAACAAAACTCTGTATTGTTTTGGTGAAAATTACGAGTTACTAACATTTACCGAAAAGGCAGCAAGGATATTAACCGGAGTTGATACCCCTAAACAAAAGTTGATGCCCCCCATAAACGAAAGTTTAGGGGTACCCATAAACGAAAGTTTAGGGTATAATAGTAATAATATAGATAATACAATAAATGATAATGAGAATACCCCCAACAACAATGTTGTCGGGGAATTATTCCCGGAAGAACAAAAGGTTGAGGAACCAAAGGAGAAAAAAACGTTATTCCGTAATTCCGACGTTTACAAAATGGTTAAATTTGAAAACGGCGTCGGCGTGGATTATTCAGAGTTTGAAAGTAAGTTTGCGACCCCGGAATTTGAAAATGTCGATTTGGTTTATTACTTTCATTCTGTTAGCGATTGGAGCGACCAAAAGAATATGAAGCGCACTAAAAACGGTTGGTTGGCGACCGTCCGCAATTTCATACGGGGGGACGTCGAAAAGAAAAAATTGCATTTGAAACCCGAATACAAAGCCCCAACGCAAAGATTAAATGTTGCCGGGGCTATTGAGTATTTGAAAGATGATTATTAACATGGAAACATTACCCGAAAAGACAAACAGATTGCCACAAACGTTGCCCGAAAAACGACAATCCGCCGCCGTTTTGCTTTATAGTGGAACGGCAAAAGCAATTGAGGTACGCCGGGCGATGGTTGAATTACCGGAGGTTGCCAAAGCATTAACCCCGGTTGAAAAGTATATTTTCGTGGCGTCCACAAAAAAACAGATTGCCGAGATTGACGACGAAACGTTGATTGCTAAAACCGGGCAAATGTTCCGGTTTATTGCAATGGACGTCGGGTATATAATCCCGACCAATCCGGAAGATTGGGCGTACATTTGTACCCGGTTGTTGGATATACTCAAAAAATACTATTCGCAAATGACATTGGCGGATATTAAGTTGGCATTTGAGTTGGCGACAACCGGGGAATTGGACGACTATTTGCCGAAAGACAGCCAAGGCAATCCGGACAAAAAGCATTACCAACAGTTTAACGCCGATTATTTCGCAAAGATATTGAACGCATACCGCCGGAAACAAAACGGGGTTATACATAAAGCGTATAAGGCATTGCCGGAGCCGAAAAAGGAATTGACGCCGGAGGAAAAACGGTATTATCACAACCAAACCGTCGCCCGATGTAGGGAGGTATTTTTGCAATACAAATATACCGGGCGGTTTGTGTTGGGGATTACTGACGGAATGTTAATTTATGATTGGTTGCGAAAGTTGGGTTTTGCCAATGAGGTTGCCGGAACCGAAGACGACCGCAAACAAGCATTTGCCCGATATATGCAACGTGTCGCCCGTGGGTTCGTCAACAAGTACGAGGCGTACCACGTCCAACATAAGGGAACCGACGCCCCGGAGTTGGATTTTACGGCGTATGAGATAGCGAGGGACAAAGAGATTGCCCGGACGTTTGACCGAATGATTGCCGACGAATTACAGATTGATAACTATTTAGATTTTTGGAAATGAACAAAATAACGATTGATTGTATTATTGGGATTGACCCCGGAAAAACCGGGGGGATTGCCGTTTGGCGTCCGAACCATAAAACCGAGGTAATAAAAATGCCGGGCGACCTTATGGAGTTGCGGCAATGGTTTGATTATATGAAAAGTATTTGCCGCCCGTTGGTATTCGTCGAAAAGGTTCAATTGCGCCCGGACGACGTGAACGACAACCCCGGTAAGGCGTTCCGGGTTCAAAAACTGTTATCCGAGTTCGAGAAACTGAAAACGATAATTGCCATGTGCGACGTACCGTTTGTTTTGGTACACCCCCAAAAATGGCAAAATGAATTGAAATTGCGGGTTAAGGGAGAGGAAAAGCCGGAGCGCAAAAAGCGATACCAACGAGCCGCCGCCGATTATTACCCCGATGTTAAGGCGACGTTGTGGAACGCCGACGCCCTTATGATAATGCACTTTGGACGGTACATTTTGCACAATAACCCCCGTTGGGTTTTGGAGAATTTGCCCGCCCCGATGCACGACCGTTTATTTTAAGCCCCGTATTTCGATTATTTTGTTTGAATGGGTAAAAGTATGGCAGACGAAAACAAAAGCCCGCAAATCGAAAATCCGGCGAAAATAACGTTGGAAGAATTGGCGTACATGGTTAAACAGATGCGCCACAACCAACGGAGGTGCGAACGGAACCCAACGCCGGAAAAGATTGCAACCCGGACGGCATGGGAACAAAAAGTTGACGGCGTTATTGCCGTCTTAACAGATACGCAAATGAAATTATTTTGATTTTATCCCGGTACGACTTGTGCCGTATCGGGATTTTTTTGCCCTAACACGAAAATAAAAAAAAAATTTTGGTAATTAAAATATTTCCCGTATTTTTGTGGCATGAAATAACAACGACCGGGCGTTTCCCGGTAATGCTAAAAAAATAAAAGCAATGAGAGCGAAAACAACAATCAGCGATTTCCGGTTTGAGTTTGCCGGGTACGGACATTACAAAGTAACTTACACGTCGCCCGTTACGGGTAAAAGTTGGACGGCAAAAACAAATGATATGCCGTTGATTGATGCGACAAAGAACGCCGACGACCCCAAACGTTGCGATTTGGAAACCCTTAAACGAATTTGCAAAAATGGATAAGGACGAATTGGGAGCCGTTCGCCATGCAATGACGGCAAAAGAGTTGAACGACCTGTATAAGCGTTTGGAAAACTTTATTGCCGATTGCACCCGGTCGGAGGTTGACGCCAACCGGGATGCGCTTAACAAGGTGCAAAGCATGATACACCAAAGAATGATATTAACAAACAAATAAGTAGTAACCGCCGGGGGCAACCCCGGCATAAAAAGAGCGATAAAATGATTATCAAAAAAATAGAGTTGTCGAATTTCCAAGTAATTAAGGAGTTCAACGCAGATTTTGAGGGTAATGTATATTTCATTACCGGGGACAATGAGTTAGGAAAATCCACGCTATTAAAGGCAATCGGGGCGTTGTTGACCGGGAACCGGGACGCCGTGTTGCGTAATGGCGAGGACAAAGGGTTTGCCAAAATGGTTGTCGGCGACGACGGCGAGGAATACGACGTTGAATTGCGGTTTACCAAAGCCAACCCCCGTGGTACGTTATCAATCAAACAGAAAACAACCGGGATGCGGTCGGATAACGTAAGTATGTTGCAAAAGGTTTTCGGATATACGGATTTTGACGCCGTGGAGTTTTCCCGGTGGTCTGAAACCGCCGAGGGTCGCCGAAAGCAAGTGCAATACGTCCGGGCATTGTTGCCGGAGAATGTGCAAAAACGTATTGCCGAGATTGACGCCGAGGTTATGACCGTTAAGGAGAAAAGAAAGGACGCCAACGCCGAGGTCAAGACGTACACGACCATTTGCGCCGCCGCCGAAAAGCAGTTGAAACCGGGCGACGTCAAAACGTATGCCGAGAAAATCGACATTGCCGATTTAATGGAGGAACAAAACGAGAACGCCCGGTTGATTGAGAAAGCGAAAACCGTGCGTACCGCATTGCAAACCCGGACGGAACAATTGGAGGCAATCCCCGGTCGTATCAAAGCCGCCGAGGAAACCAAGAATACAGAGATTGACGCCGCAATAAAGTATGAGGCGGAAGCCCAAGCCGAATACGACCGGATTGTTGCCGAGGCAAAAAAGGCATTGGAAGCGGCAAAGAAAAAGAGCAAAGCCGATGCGAAAGCCGCCGCCGACAAATACGACGAAACATTGGCGCAAATCCAAACGGATAAAGCCGATTACGAAACCCGCAAGAACAACGCCGCCGCATGGTTGGCAAAGTACGAGGAAAACAACCCGGAGAATTTGGATACAGCCGAACGCCTCAAACAAGCCGAGGAACACAACAAAATCAATGCGTTGGTTGTGGACTATCTGACGAAGAAAAAGCAAAAGGACGCCGCCGAAAAGGTCGCCCAAACCCACGAAAAAAAGTTGTCGGATTTGCTCAAAGAGCGGGAAACCCTTATTGCGAAATCGGAATTGCCGATTGCCGGGTTGACGTTCACGGACGACGGGTTGGAGTTAAACGGTGTGCCGTTTGTCGCCGGGAAAGTGTCGGATAGTCAGATAATGGAGGTTGCCGCAAAATTGATTATCGCAAGCAATCCGACCGTTAAGGTATTCCGCATTGCGAGGGGCGAAAGTTTGGGCGCAAAACGTCTGCAATCCCTTATCGAATTAGCCCGGAAAGAAGGGTATCAAGGATTTATTGAGGAAGTCAAGCGAGGACAGGACGATTTAATTATTGAGGAATACAGCGAAACCGAGTAATTAACCGGGGCGTCGGTTCCCCGGCGTCCCTTAAACAAAACGATATGGAAGTTAAAGAAATGACAATTGCGGACGTGTTGAAAATGCCGTTGTTTTTTGAGAATGTGAAACGCCAATTAACGAGCCTTTGGAACGACCGGGAGAAAGCCCGTAAGGATGCGACCCGGAATAATACGAGGTTGCGGGCGCACGTTATCGACCGTATGCACAATACCGGGCAGTGGGAACCGGGAAATTTCGTTATTCTTTTCGCCAAAGTGTTGGATAAGGTCGCAACCGGGTATTCGTCGAGCGAACGGGCGTTTATCCGTGCGGTTGGAATGACAGCGTTTAATGTCACAATGCAAAAGTTAATCGACGATGAGAAAGCGAGAAATAACGGCAACGGGGACGATAAATAATAACGGCGGGTTGGCAATGTACATGGGCGAATTAAACGAATTTTTCAAGGGTTGGAAAGGTTCCCGGATAATTGCCCGGTTTATTGTTGCGTCGCCCGGTTCGTCCGAGGCTTTGAAAGGCTATTATTTCAACTATGTTGTACCCACGTTCCGACACGCCATTTGGGAGACGGGCGAACGTCTGACAGAGGAACAAACCGAACGCCGATTGCGTGAGTTGTCCCCGGTTATGTATGAGCAGACCCCGGATATTAACACCGGGAAATATGAAACCCGGTTGCGGACAATTGCAGAGTTGAGCAATGCGGAATTAATAGAACATATCGAATTTTTAAAACAGCTTGCAAGTGAAGAATATTATATATATATTGCAGACCCAAATGAAATTTGATTATGGAAAATGAAATATGGAAAGAAATACCTGGATATAAAGGATTATATGAGGTTAGCAATTATGGGCAAATTAAGTCTATTGAAAGATTGGAAAAGTGCGGAAATAAAACAAGAATACGAAAAGCACGTATTTTGAAACAATCATTAAGGCGTGGTTATTTGTTTGTATCATTATGTAAAAATGGGAGAAAAGAAAATGTTGTAATACATAGAATAGTATCATTATTATTTATTCCTAACCCCAATAATATGTCGGAAGTAGACCATATCGATGGTAATAAAATTAATAATAAAGTCAGTAATTTACGATGGGTAACAGCAAAACAAAATAGCAATAATTTAAAAGCCCCAAATACGTATATTGGTAAAAAACTAAATAAAGGAGGCAAAGCAGTTTTGCAATTTGATTTATCGGGTAACTTTATAAAAGAATGGGTTACAGCAATGGAAGTTGAAAGAAGTTTAGGTTTTGGACGTAGTTCTATAAGTAATTGTTGTAATGGAGTTTTAAAAACAGCATTTGGTTTTAAATGGGAATATAAATGATATGTTTTGCAAGTGTAACGGAAAACGTAAGAATTACCCGTTGGCGGATTGGCGGATTATTCGCCACGAATACACGCCAAAGCATTACAGCCGGATAAAGTGTTTGCGTTGCGGGTGCGTTTGGATTACACGGGCAAAATATGTTGAGCAAACGCCCAACGACGACGGGCAAAAACGATTATTTAACGAATAAAAAAGTAACGAGAGTATGAAATTTGAATTAAAAGACATTTGTTTTTTCGATTGCGAAACAACAGGAGTACCCGCAAAGGGTTTGAAATGGGATGCGGATTTTAACCAATTCCCGCACGTCGTACAATTGGCGTGGGTGTTCGGCGACAAAGAACGCAGTTTTATAATTAAGCCGGACAATTACGAGATACCGCCGGAAACAACCGCAATACACGGAATAACGACCGAACGGGCAATTGCCGAGGGTGTACCGTTTGCCGAGGTTATCGACGAATTTTTGACGGATGCCGCCGCCGCACCGCTTGTATGTGCGCACAACATTTATTTCGATACGTCGATGTTGAAAGCGAACATTTTGCGTTATTGCGGCAAAGAGTATTACGACGCCAAAGCCGAGGACGCATTGCACAAGGGAAAGCACATTGATACAATGATGAAAACTATTAAATTTGTCGGCGCATTGTATTCAAACGGGCGACCGGGAAAATATCCCAAATTAGAGGAATTATATAGTAAGTTATTCCCCGGCGAAACATTCCCGGCGCATGACGCATTAGAGGACATAAGGGCGTTGCGCTGTTGCGTCCCGGAATTGGTTAATTTGGGGATTATTGAGTTAGCGCAAAAGGAATACCCGGCGGAACAACTCAAAGCCCAATTTGAGCCGGAAAAGCCCAAAGGCGGGCGCAATATTGAGTTCCACGACCCCAACCCGGTAACGGAACCAATCGGAACCGGGGAACCCGTCCCGGAACCAACCCCGGAACCGGAACGCCCGGCGGTTCCGTCGAATAGTAAGACACGGGAATTGTTGGACGAAAACGAATTTTGATTAAAACCGTGCCGGGAGGATTCCCGGCGACAAATAATATTATAATATGAACGAAGAAAAAAAAGCCGCAAACGTTATGTTAATACCAAGTGAAAAGGCGTTTGCATTGTCGAAAGTAAAGACATTAAAGGACGGCGGGTTAGACGTGCATTATGAAGTTACCGAAACAATCGGCAATGAGAGCTACACGAACAAATACCACGTCGAAAGTGCAAAGGACATACACCCGGATTTGCGGGATTGTTTCGACCGTTTGCGCCCAATCATGGGACGGATTTTTAATATTACGTCCTTTCTTTCAATGGTTGAAACGTCCGATTTCAAAGCAACCAAAAAGCAAAGCGAGTTATCACGGGATTTTGCCGACGAAATGTTGAAAAACATAGAGGTTCGGGGCGTGTCGTTTTCCGGTCAAGATGATAACGTTGGGGTTGTTTTAACCGGATTGTTTACCGTGTCGAACAATCAAAAAACCGCTATCAATTCCCCCCGCCTTAAATTCAATACGGAAATGTTCGGGTTTGAGGAAGAATTGGAAGAAATCGTTGCGGACATTGAAAACGAGGTTTACGCATTTTTGTTCAAAGGCAAAAAGGCGCAATTGGAATTGTTCGGGGCTGACGGCGAACCCGCACCGGGTTTGGTCGCAGAACCGGAAAAGGAGGGCGGATTGTTCCCGGAGGTCGGCGACCCGGCTAACGAGGACGACCCGGAGGACGAAACGGCGGATATGTAAGCAATGGAGCCGATATTGCTAACAGACCGGGAGGAATATCAATTTGTAACCGATAGGGGGTTTTGCCCCCTATTGGATTACAAGCGGTTTACAATGGATATTCGGTTGCGTGTCGAAATCCAACGGGAATTGTTCGGGCATTGCGTTTTTGGTCGTGGGAATATCCCACAGGCAAACGAACGGTTTTTCCGGTGGGTTTGGGAGCATAAGCCGCACAGATGCGAGGAATGTTTAAAGCCGTTACGGAATTATTCCGCCGTTTATTGTTCGCATATATTGACCCGTGGAGCGTTTCCCGAAATGGCGCATGATGCAAGAAATATAAATATACTATGTTTTGAACATCATTCATGTTGGGAGAATGGGGATAAAACGAAAATGCGTATATATCCGGGCAACGTCCGGATTATTGAATTGCTTAAAAACGAATACAGAAGTTTGAAAATATGAGGACGAAAAAAAGAACACCCGATTACAGGGCAATTTCCCGCCGTTCAATCAAAAATGATTTCAGACGGGTACAAACATGCCCGGAAAGGGAGAAACGACCGCAAATCGAAAATCCGCCCGAAATAAATGCAGAAAGACGGGTTTTGTTTGTTGGCGAAAATTCAAGTTATTACAAATTGCGTTCTTTCATTGTTGGTAAATTGGTTCGATTGGTTCAAAAATCAAGCGTCGGCGGTTGGGTTTGTGAGTTCGTACACGACGACGACCGAAAAGCGATAAACCATGCCGCCGGATGGTCGGACAATAAGAAACAATATTTGTTGGATTGCGTAAAATTCAAGTGACATGAAAATAAAATCAAAAACCGGATATAAAATTGCGTTATACACGTTCGTGACGTTAACGGTTGCGTCTTATATGTGGGCGTTGTATAGTATCATTGTTTGGATAATTAAAGCGTTTTTTGTATGAGTGTAAACAAGGTTATTTTGATGGGACATACCGGGAAAGCCCCGGATTTTAGGGAATTCGACAACGGGGGTTGCGTGGCGACCTTTTCGTTGGCAACCACGAAACGAGGTTATACCACAAAGGACGGGCGGCAAATCCCGGAGCGTACCGAATGGCATAACGTCGTATTGCAAAACGGGTTGGCAAAGGTCGCCAATCAGTACGTCAAAAAGGGCGACAAACTGTATATTGAGGGCGAATTGAGAACCCGGAGTTATGACGATGCGCAAGGCGTCAAACGGTATGTTACCGAGATAGTCGCAACCGATATGGAAATGTTGACCCCGAAAGCGACCGGAGCCGGGGCGCAAGTACCGCCGCCGCCCGTGCCGGATGCACCCGCCCCCGACGGAAACGACGATTTACCATTTTAAGCCGTTGACGATATGGGAGCGATAAACGGACGGGTTATTTACAGCCCAAAAGGTAAAGCCGGGGAATACGCCGAGAACGCCGCCAATTTCTTTGTCGGTTGTTCCAACGATTGTACTTACTGTTATTTGCGCAAAGGTCGTGGCGCAAAGGTATTGGGAGGCAGTCGCCCGGAGTTGAAAAAGACGTTGCGGGAATATCCATACGCTTTGGATATTTTCAAAAACGAATTGTTGGCGCATAAGGAGGAATTGCAGAAAACGGGGTTATTCTTTTCGTTCACGACCGACCCGTTGTTGCCGGAAACGGAACGGTTGACCCGTCAAGCGGTCGGCGTATGCCAACGCCACGGCGTCCCGGTTAAGATATTGAGCAAATGCGCCGAGGGGTTGAACCGCTTCATTGATTTTGCCGAGGCGTCCGAGGGTTGGGACGTGTCCCGTATCGCTTTGGGCGCAACGTTGACAGGTTGCGACGAATTGGAGCCGAACGCCGACCCAAATATGATGCGGGTTAATGTGTTGGCACGGGCAAAACGCCACGGGTTCCGCACCTTTGCAAGCGTGGAGCCAATCCCGCCGGGAATGTACGACCGGGCAATTGGGATAATCAAATTGTCGTATCCGTTCGTTGACCTGTATAAAATCGGGCTGCAGAGCGGCGGCAAATATCCGAAACGGGAAATACGATTGATTTACGACACAATTACGGAACATTGGGATGGACGCCCGGAACAACCCCGTATCTATTGGAAAAATAGTATTGTTAATCCGCTGGGGATTGACCGGGGAGAATTGCCGGGGTATTGTGTCCCTGTTAATTGGGATTTGTTTAACAATGAAAAGTGAAATACGGGTTGAGGTTCCCGCCGATTGCCGATTGGTCGGAGTAAGGACGGACGGCGATGTTGTCGTTATCATTTACGAGCCAATCCAAAACGTCCGGCAAATTGGATTTATCCATTACCCGGAACCCGACGACGAAACCGAGGAACCCGAAAATAAAAAAGTAAATATGCAGTACAGCAATAAGGATTACAACCCGGAAAAACACGACCGTTGGCGTGCGTTGACCGTAAAACAGCCATACGCAAATGATTTGGTAACGGAGGCGTACAAGGACGAAAACGGTATTGTTTACGGGAAAAAGACAATTGAAGTTCGGAGCAAAAACACGTCATACCGTGGCGACGTGCTGATATGTTCCGCAGCGTCCCCGGTTTATCCGGGAATGGAAAGCGGCGTTACTTTGGGATTGGTTGAGTTGTACGACGTAAAGCCGATAAAAGAGTTTACGCCGGAGGATTGGGAAAACACCCGGATTCCAAAGGAAAAGAGGGCGAAAATAACAAAGGGGTACGGGTGGTTGATGCGCAACCCCCGCCGGGTTATTGAATTTCCGGTTAAGGGGCAATTGGGTATCTATAATCTCGTATATACCAAAGATTGTATATTGCCGTACCCCGTGACAATGGTAATGGATAAAAAGGGTTATGAATTAGCAAGAAAGGAGGCACACAATGAGTAAGGACAAACACACCGTCCAAACAGGCATACACGTTGGGCGGGTCGGCGTCTATGTTTACGCCCGTGAGTATTGGCAATATCATAGTTGGCAATTTGGGGTATCCATTGATGCAATAAACGGTTACGACCGTTATGTTGATATTGAGGCGAAAATATTGTTTGTCGGCATTGGCATACGGTTTATATGGATTAAAAGAAAGGTAAAACGATGAAAGCAAAAATTTTATTGTTATCTTTGGCAACGCTTTTGTTGGGGGCGTGTCAAAGCGAGAACGAACCAACGGAGGCATTTAATTTACTTCAAAAATCCGAGAGCATGGAAGAAAGAAACGAGTTTGTAACGAATACCACGGCGGCAATGATACAGATAAACGCCCCCCGGTATAATTGTGAGATTGTCGAAACCGCATTAGCCGGGGGCGATAGGGTACGAATTTGCGTAAAAGGCGCAAAGGACGATTTGGACGCATTGTTTGGCTATGTAAACGAAGCGGGCAAAGAATGAGAGTTAAGCAACCCGAACCGTTCGACCCAAACAGAGAGTACAACCCCGGCGAACGTTGCGTTTACCGGGGTATGGTATTGATTGCCGAGATATGGACGGCAGCAGATGCACGATTAGCCAACAACAACCACGCAATATTTACGCAACGTTGCGTTCGCTGCAAAATCCAAAGGGAAGATTGCCCCGGAATAGGTAGGCAATGCGATAAGTACAACAGAACCGACCGAAAAACGATATTTTGGCGGTTGGCATATCCGAAAACAGTAAGAACGAATAAAAAATTAGAGCATGACAGAAAGTAAGTTAAACCCGTTTGATGCGGAATTGTTGGTTATGATTGGCGATATTGCCAAAAGCCAACCGGAGGTCGAGGAAAAACCCGACCGTTACGAAATCACGGTTGACACAACCGAGATACAGGGAAACGCAATTGAAGCACTAAAACAGGCAGTCGCCGGACGATTGGGGAAACGCTTGTTAGTTACCCACACGTTAGACGCCGCCGTTGTTTTCAACGTCGAGTACGACCCGACGGAATACCCGGAACAAATCCGCACCCGGTTAGTTGAGCCGGACGCCACGGCGGGAACCCGATATTGCCGCACGTTGTTAGAAGTTGACGCAATACAGGTACGCCGGGACAATTTGGACGACCTGTTGAGATTTACCGGAGGCGGAACCATGACGATACCGAGAACCCCAAACGGGCGGGCGGTTTATTCGTTCCCGGACGGCAACGGCATTTTCATTGACGCCCCGGAAACGTACTACATTGTCCGGGAACCGGACGGACGATTGACAACCCGCCCGGAAAGAGAGTTTAACCGGGAGTTTGAGCCGAAAGGCGTAAGCGTACCGAAAGAACCCGGCGATAAGGGATGCGGGAATTGCGCCAACTTTACAAACGAGGATGTCAACGGGAACGGTTATTGCGAGGCGTTCAAATGCAAACAATCGTGCGGCGTTATGCCGTGCCAAGAGTACAAACCTAAAAATCAATAAAACGATGAACAAAAGAGAAAAATTTTTGAAAGAGATTACCGAGGTTATCAACCGTAATTCTTTGGAGGCGCATTTTAACGATACCCCGGATTACATATTGGCGAAAGTCGCAGTTGAAGCAATGGAGAATTTCGCCGAAGCGTCCGCAGGGAGGGACAATTGTCACGGGTTCAAAGAAGCCGATAAGCCGGGCAAGGTTGTGCGGAATGAGGATTGCGACAATTGCCCGGTTCGGGGGATTTGCCCGGAGCATAAGAAGCCGGAGGCGTTCGACGTCCCAAAGGAGGTGCGAGCAATGGCGGAATTTTTCGGCAAGATGTTCCCCGGTTCCGAAGTAGAAATACGCCGGGTCGGAATGCCGAAAAGGAACCCACGGGATAAACGCCGGGCAAAGAACCAACGAAAGAACCGAAAAGGAGGGCGCAACAATGAAAGATAATTGCAAAAACCCATGTATGATGTTTGCTAATCCCAATATTTGCTTTATTGGGGATGAAAGATTAGGAATATGGCGACACACAACCGCCGACCGGATAATATCCGGGTTAATGGGTAACTATCAAAGCGCAAAAGCATGAAAGCAAAAAATAATTGCCCGGATATAATTCCGAATATGCCGACCGAATGCGCCCCGGATAATCGACGCCCCGAAAAGATATGCGGAACGTGTCGATATTTTAACCCGGAATTTCCGGTAAATGGAAAGCCCGCCCCGGTATGTTTGGCAATAAAAGAAATGAAAGGGGGAACGGAATACAGCAACCCCCGTGGAACGCAACATTATTTTCGTTGCTCAAATGGGAGGTACGAAATAGGCATAAGCAATTAGGCAATCAGCCCCGGAAACAAAGCCGGGGTTTTGCCGTTTATATGTGAGAGAGAACAAACGGTCGGCAATGTACCGGAAAAGCCGTAAAATAACAATTACCCGATGTTGTAAAGGAGTGTATAAAACGGCGGGCGGGTATGTGTGGGAATACGATTTGACGATTAAGAAGGTTTGACGATGAAAAAGAGAAAGAAGCCATTAGGCTACAACAAACGTTCCGAGGAACAACGAATTTATGACATTCGGTTTTGTGCCGATTTATTTTTGCGTGGTTATTCGTACCGGGAAATTGCGGACGCATTGAACCGGGATTTGTCCGCCCGTGGAATGGGTTATACAATAACCTTTCAAATGGTTTATTACGATTTGCAACAATGCCTTATCGAATGGAAGCGGGAACGGTTGGATACAATCGACGAATATGTTACGCAGGAATTGCGCAAATTGGATAAAATGGAGCAACAAGCGTGGGAGGCGTGGGAGGTATCCAAAACCGGAAAGCAGCGCACCAAAGAGAAAACCAACCGGGGGCGTCCTATCAAAACGGATGAGACCGACGGCTACCCGAAATATTACGGGTATGACGAAACGACCGTTGAAACGTCGGCGGGCAATCCCCGGTTTTTGGACTTGCTGTTGAACATTCAACAACGCCGGGCAAAGATGTTAGGGTTCGACGCCCCGGTTAAAATAGAGATACCCGGATACAATGCCGGAACCGAGGACGACAAACCCAAATACGATGCAACCGTTATTCCAAAGGATTTATTGTTTGCCGTCGCCGACAAATTACAATCCGCCGAATATGCAAAGGTTATGGCAGAGAAAGGAGGGGCGCAATAATGGCAAAGAAAACCGCACCCGCAACCCGTCCGGGACAAAAGCAACCGGAATGGACAAAACATATTTGCGACGACTGTAAACACGCCCGTTGGGTCGAAACGCACCAAAATAAGGATTGGGAGGGGAAATATATTTGCCTTACGTGTCCGTTTGAACAATGGCATATAATCCGAGGGCGTCAAGCGTGCGCAAAGTTTGAACAAAAACCAAAGGAGGGGCAAAAATGAAAAAAGATATTACGGCGGCTTTGTCTGCAATAGATAAACGTTATATACCGCATTGCAATACGAATATTTGGGGCGGCGAAATTGTGGTTATGGAACGAAAGGGCGTTGCCTTTTGTCGTATAGCATGGGACGACGACGACCCGGATACGGTTTATATTGATAGTTTAAGCGTTGATAAAGATATGCGCCAACGTGGTATCGCCCGGCATATCTTAACAATGTTAGAAACGGTCGGTTGCTTATTGGGGGCGAAACAATGCCGATTATCTGTAATTGTTAATTCGTGGATTTATGATTGGTATAAACGCCGGGGATATGTTGATTATTCAGACCACGACGACAACCGTTTTATTTGGATGCAAAAAGAGATAAGGAGGACGGGTAATGAATAACGACGAAATGTTGGCAATGTATAAAGCCATAAGCGAGAACCCCGGCGAAATAGTCAAGGAAGCCGCCCGCAATCGGTTAATCAACTTTGCCCGGTATATGCAACCGGATTTAGTATTGGAACCGTTTCATGTTGTATATTATACCCTGTTGGATATGTTTGCGCATGGCAAAATACGAAAGATGATTGTACAACAGCCGCCGCAACATGGCAAATCGGAGGGGTCAAGCCGCAAATTACCCGCATTTATGTTGGGGTTAGACCCCGACCGCAAAATATGTATCGGTTCGTATGCGGCGACAATCGCACGGGATTTTAACCGGGACGTTCAACGAATAATCGACACGCCCCGGTATCGTGAATTATTCCCCGGCACGTACTTAAATGGGTCGAACGTCGTAACAATGGCGAATACCTATTTGCGCAATTCCGATGTTATCGAAATGGTCGGGCGTAATGGGTCGTTGCGTGTCGTCGGTCGTGGCGGTTCGCTGACGTCTAAAACCGTGGACGTTTCGATATTGGACGACGTGTATAAAGATTACGCCGAGGGTAACAGCCCGATAGTACGGGCGGCGGCGTGGAAATGGTACACGACCGTTGTACGCACCCGTTTACACAACGATAGTCAAGAATTGATTGTATTTACCCGTTGGCACGACGACGATTTGATTGGACGCATTGAGAAAAGCGGGGAAATAATCATTGATATAACGTGTTGGGCGGATTTACAGAACATACCCCCCGGCGCATGGGTTCGCATAAACTTTGAAGCAATCAAAACAGGGGAACCGACCGAGATAGACCCACGGGAACCGGGGGCGGCTTTATGGGAGGGGCGACACAGTAAACTAAAATTGGAGGGGCAAAAGGCATTAGACCCGGTACAATTTCAGTGCTTATATCAGGGCAACCCCGGAAGTGCCGAGGGTCGATTGTACCAACCTTTCAAAACGTGGGTTGAAAAATCCGATTACGGCACGTATATTCGTTCCGGTGCATACATAGACGTTGCCGACGAGGGCGACGACCTGTTGTTTGCCGCAACGTATGACGTGTATAAGTCCGACAATCTGTTTTTCAACGAGAAAACAAAGCGCATGGAGCCGATATTGTTTGCCCTTATTACAGATATGGAAATGACGGACGAAAACACGGACGTTACAACCGTAACCGTCCCGGCGATGATTAACCGGAACGGGACGCAAAAAGCGTGGGTTGAGAGCAACAACGGTGGTGCGGGTTATGAAAAGGTTATCAAAAAGAAAGTCCGGGCGATTACCGACCCGTTTTATCAAGGGGGCAACAAGGAAAGCCGGATAATAACAGCGTCCGCAATGGTTAATCAACATATAATTATGCCGTTCGGTTGGGAAACCCGGTACAAAGCCGTTTACGACCATGTAACCGGATTTTTGCGCAATTTCGGAGCCAATACGCACGACGACCCGGAGGACGGATTGACCGGGATATATGAAAAGGAGATTGCGGACGGCAATATACAGCCATACGCACACGCAAACCGAGGCGTAAGACGACGCAATTAGCAATATTTTTGAGATATGCAAGATCATCCGGGAAAAAGTTTATAACTTTGTAACCAAAACGAGGGGGGCAAAGGGACAGCCCCGGAGAAAGTAACAATATTTTTAACGTTAAAAACAAAGAAGTATGATTTGTAAATGTCCGGCGGGGACGGCGTTGCCCGATGTACCCGCAATTAAGTGTTCGGAAAGTTTCGGACAGGTTCAAAAAGTGGCTTTTCAACGTCTTATGAAAGATGACGGAAGCAAAAACAGTTTTACGAGTGAAAAAGCGATTACGGCGTTAGCGTCGTGGACGTCCCTGTTATCGGCGGAGGATAGCACGAAAGTAGTTGTTTCGCCGTATATCCAAGCCCCGACCGCCGAGGCGGGAGCCGCCCGCACCTTTGGAGGCGGTAACGAAACGTTGGGAGGCGTCGAAGAAATTATTGGACGTGAACCAACCCCGTTTACCGGAGTTATCCGCAAAGCCCCGCAGGAGGTTATCAAGGCATTAAAGGAAATGCAATGCGAAAGTTGGGGCGACAATTTGGGTATCTTCATTTTCGACGAAAACGGCGCAATCGGCGCAATCAAGGGGAGTACAGACGGTACATATTACCCGATACCGATACGTTCGTTGTTTATCGGCGATAAGACGTTGGGCGGATTGGAAGCCCCGGACAGCAACGCAATACAATGGTCGTTTTTGCCGAATTGGTCGGACGATTTGGCGATTGTTGCCCCGGCGTTTAACCCGCTTACGGATTTGAAACCCGCATGAAAGTAATGACGGCGAAAGTTACAAAGGTCGTGTTGGAGTGTCCGACCCTTAACACGACCGAAGAATTTGAGATTAACCACGCCGAACGCCTGTTGCGGATGCCTAACAATGGCGGTTGGCAGTTGCCCGAAAAAACACCTTTTGAATTTAGCAAAGAAAATGGGATTAGATATAAAACGCATAAGAAAGGAAATAACGGAACCGAGGAAAAAGGCGACGATAAATAAAGCGGTCATACACCAAAACCGCATTAAATTTCACGCCCAAACCAACGTAACGCCCTTAATGTGTTTACCCACGACCGATTTTTTGGCATGGGTTCAAAATCTTATCCCGCACGATAAATTCAAAATCTTCAAAACATTGTTCCGTTACCCCGTTCGTACCAACGAGGTAACGGGCATTTGTTTTGATAAGTTAAGCCGTATTTTCGACGGTCGTAACCCGGCGTTCAACTATCAATTTCAAAACACGGAACAACGGGACGATTGGGAGTATTACCGCCAAGATGTATTAAAGGAGCCGGAAATTTGGAGCACGAAAGGTTGGGAGTTTTTCAAGACGGAAATAAACAGCGTCTTAATAGTTGATTTGCCCGCCGAGCAAAACCCCGCCGACCGATACCCGACCCCGTATTTTTATTGGCTACCTATCGAAAGCGTCATAACCTTTGAGGCAAACCGGACAACCGGGGTTATGGATTGGATAATTTTCCGCCAACCCGATAAACGTATTGCAGTTATTGACGATGAACGATACAGAGTATTTGCAGAGGACGACGGCGGCAACATAGGCGAATTATTGGTTGATAACCCACACGATTTGCGCTATTGCCCCGCCCGTTTCTTTTGGAACGAGCCAATGAATTTGCGAGAACCGGACGTTAAACAATCCCCGCTAACAAAAGAATTGGAGGCGTTGGATTGGTTTTTGTTTTTCCATATATCGAAGCGGCATTTGGATATGTACGGGGCGTACCCGATATATTCCGGTTACGAACAATCGTGCGATTTTACAAACGCCGAAAACGGCGATTATTGCGACGGTGGATTTTTGAAAGACAAACAAGGGTATTACAGGTTAGACCAAGCCGGGTTATTGATGCGTTGCCCCAAGTGCGGCGACAAACGGATTACCGGGGCGGGTTCCTTTGTTGAAATACCGATACCGGACGGGGACAAACAACCCGATTTGCGGAACCCGGTACAAATGTTGACCGTTGACCGTACAAGTTTGGATTATAACGTTGAGGAAGAAAAGCGATTGCGGGAAAACATTATTACCGCCGTCGTCGGACAAAACGAGGAAGTAACCCAACGGGAGGCATTCAACGAACAACAGGTTAAAGCCGCATTTGAGAGCCAAAGCACGGTATTAAACCGAGTGAAAAAAGGCTTTGAAGCCGCCCAACAGTTCGTCGATGAAACGGTTTGCCGATTGCGATACGGCAATATGTTCGTATCTGCAAAAGTCAATTACGGCACGGAGTTCTATTTGTACGACGTAAGCGAGTTGCGGAACCGTTACAAGTCGGCAAAGGAAAGCGGCGCAAGTGAGGCAGAATTGGACGCCCTACAAAATCAGATTATCGAAACGGAGTACCGGAACAACCCAACCCAATTGCAGCGTATGTTGATATTGGCAGAATTGGAGCCGTACCGCCATTTGACCCGGAACGAGGTATTGGATTTGTACGGGCGTAACTTAATCCCGGAGAATGAATTGCGTATAAAGTTGAATTTCGCTAACTTTGTCCGCAGGTTTGAACGGGAGAATACAAACATTTTGGAGTTTGGAACGCAAATACCATTCGACAAAAAGATTTCAGTAATAACAAGTAAATTTAATGATTACGCAAATGAACACAATGTTAAGTAGTGAGGTTTGGCAGGATATACAAGGTTATTCCGGCATATACCAAGTTAGTACATTAGGGCGTATCCGTAGTTTGAAAAAGGGAAAATCAAATTACTAAAGCCTTATATCAACAATATGGGTTATGCTGTTTTATCTTTATATGCTAACCACAAACAAAAAACATATCATGTTCATGAATTAGTTGCTGAAACATTTTTAGTTAAAGTTGACGGCAAAAATTATATAGACCATATCAACGGTATTAAGATTGCATATCAAAATATACGTGCATGTTGTATTGGTAGGTATAAAACAGCCGGAAATTATATTTGGAAATTTAATAAATAAATTAAATTATGAGAGTAAAAGTAAACGATGGTAAAACAAAGGACGTTGCAATTACCGACGTCACCCCCGAAAACTACATTGTACCGAGTAATGAACAACATTTGTATCATTGCGTTATTGAGGTGCGCAAGTTTGACAGCGAAACGGGCAAACGCTTATCCGTTCCCCGTATCCAAAAGTTCGGCAAAAAATCGTTTGAAAACGGCATTTTGGACGCACTGAAAAAACAGGGTTACACGATTACCGTATTGCACGACCCCAACGAGTACGTCAAGGCGCAAGCCGAGGAAAAAGCCGCCGCCGATGCAAAGGCAAAGGCAGAAGCCGAGGCGAAAGCCAAAGCCGATGCAAAGGCAAAGGCAGAAGCCGAGGCGAAAGCCAAAGCCGATGCAAAGGCAAAGGCAGAAGCCGAGGCGAAAGCCAAAGCCGATGCAAAGGCAAAGGCAGAAGCCGAGGCGAAAGCCAAAGCCGATGCAAAGGCAAAGGCAGAAGCCGAGGCGAAAGCCAAAGCCGAGGAAAAAGCGGCGTTAAAGGCTGAAATTTTGGCGGAATTGAAAGCGGCGGGAGTTATCCCGGCGGAACCCGCCAAAGAAACCAAAGCCGATGCAAAGGCAAAGGCAGAAGCCGAGGACAACCCCGGGGCGAAAAAGTAACAGAGTATTAAACTATTAAAAATACGATTATGGCACAGATTGCACAGCAGGACAATTTGGTTATTGAAGTAACAACAACCGCCGCCGCATTGGATGGCGACACAAAGAAAAAGTTGATTGAATGTATTGAGGGCGGAACAATTGCCGACGTCATTTTGGTAACAAAAGAGGTTGAAAAGAAAATCAGCCATGCACGTGTTGTTAGTTGGTTGGTTGACACAACCGGGGATTTCCCAAAATACACAATTGATATTATTAACGCAAACAGCGGAAAAGTAGAAGCAATCGCACTTAATTAATTCAAAGGGTAAGAATATTATGTTAACGAGAGAAATTTTAATTGCAAATGCGGCTTTGTCCGGTTTGACGGACGAACAAATTGCGGCAATTACAACATTGTCCGCCAACGACGAAAATAGCGTTATCGCCAAAAAGACGGGCGAAATTTACGGCGGATTGGATGCTGATATTTTGGCGGCGTCCGGTATCGCAAAGAACGGAACCGAAAAGACGTTTGATTACGCAAAACGTGTGGTCGCCGAGTTCAAAACCAAAGCGGAAAGCGCAAGCGCATTGCAAACCCAAATCGACAGTCTGACGAAAGAAAAGGCACGTTTGGAAAAGGCAATTGCCGACGGTGCGACCGATGCGGAAACGGCAAAGGCGTTGAAACAGGCGAAAGCCGATTTAACGGCGGTAACAACGCAGTTTAACGACCTCAAAAGCAAGTACGATGAAGCCGAAAAGAATTTCCAAACGGAGTTGTTCGGCGTTCGTATCGAGGGTGCATTGCAGACCGCAACCGCCGGGTTGAAATTCAAACCGGGATTGCCCGAAAGCGCAACAAAGGTTTTGTTAGCGCAAGCAATCGACAAAATTAAGGGTATGAACCCCGAATATATCGACGACGGAAAAGGCGGTAAAATCCTTGCTTTTAAGGACGAAAGCGGCGCAATTATGCGTAACCCGAACAATCAGTTGAACCCGTACACCCCCGGCGACCTGTTGGCAAAGGAATTGGAAACAATGGGTATTTTGGATAAGGGACGCCAAGCCGGAGGCGGCGGAACGGTTCCCCCGGCGGGCGGTTCCGGCGGTGGTGGCGGAACAACCATTGACATAACGGGCGCAAAAACCCGTGTCGAGGCTTACGAAGCAATCGCCGCAAACCTTATGGCGCAGGGTTTAACGGCGGGTTCCGAAAAGTTCGACGCCGCAATGAAACAGGCATGGCAGGACAACAATATTGCCGCATTGCCGGAAAAGTAAACAATCACGGGTAAAGGGTAAACCCGCATTTAATAACAATTAAATTTTTAACATTATGTCATTAGTAGCAACAAGATTGCAAAATTGGCGGATTGAAAACCCGGAATTAGACCGTAATATGACCCGCCCGTGTGAGTATGGCGCATTGGATTTTTTCATTGAGCAAACCAACGCCCCGTCCTCAATCATTAACCCCAATTTGCGTGACCGTGCGTTTGCGTCCATTGGTAACACGGTACAAGTACCCGTTATCAATTACGACGGCGATGTACAGGTTAGCAATGTCCGTTCGTGCGTTATCGCTGACGATGAAAATACGTCCGCATTGGTAACGGTTGTTTGGGCGACTTATGCCATTGGCTTTACAATGGTTCCCGCCGCCTACATGAACAACGAAATTTCCTACGAACACGACTTTTTGCGCAAAATGGAAAAGACGTGCCGGGCTTTGGCGGACAAATTGGACGTCGGAGCCGTTGCCGCATTGGAGGCAAACAAAACACAGGTGTTCAAAACGTTGCTTAACTACACGCAGGCGGGCAACGTGGTACAGGTTCCAACCCAAATGGCGACCGAGATTTTGGGCGATATTAACCCGATTATGCGGGCTAACTGTTACCCGGAATATATCCACATTATCGCCAACGCCGGGGTTGATAGCCTTATCCGTAAACTTGCGCAACATGGCGTTTACAACGACGTAAACAAGCGCATGGAGTACGACAACAAGGTTTTGCACTACACGAACAACGTAACCGACGAAGCGGGCAAAATGGGAACCATGTTTGCCGTTGCTGACGGTAATGTTGGTATCCTTACCCGTGTTGACCGTGAGGCATTGCGCCGCACCCGTGCGAATTTCCACGAATGGGACGTTGTACGTTTGCCGTACATTGATTTGCCCGTTGGTTCGCACTATTACACCGCCGTTGGCGACCAGTCCGCAATCATGGGCGCCGCAACCGCCGATTTGACGTGCGCCGTTAAGGAGTATTTCGGATTTTCCGTTGACGTGGCGTATATGGTTGCTTACAACAGCAACCCGGATACTGTGGCAAACCCGATTATCAAAGCCGAGATTGCCGCCCGCAATCCAAACGAACCGTTGGGTATGCCTGTATATGTAACCAACGCCGGGGAATTTCCCGCCGGAGGTGCGAGCGCATAACGCCGGAGTATAAAGAATTATTAAACCGAGGGGACGGGGTGGTTATCCCCGCCCCCTTATTTATTGCAATCTTAATTCCTAATATGGGAAATAAATGGGCGTTTTTATGATAAGAATAAATGAAATATGCGAAGCGTTAAAAAATGTGTGCGGGTGGGAGCAATCATACGACCCGGCAAAGGCGATAGACGACAATTTAACGCAGACGGAAAGCGGTTTGACGTTTCAAGGTGCGCACCCCCTTGTTACTTTGGATAATGTCCGGGCAATCGTCCCGGATGATTTCGTTTTTCAATATCCGGTTTGGAATATGATACCGGAATACAAAGCCGGGGCAAAGGTTCGCCACAACAACAAAGTTTGGATTGCCGCACGGGACAACCAAAACGAGGAACCGACCGAAAGCGATTTTAACGACGATTACAACGACGATTACGGAAACCCATATTGGCAACCGTACAATTTCATTTCCGATTATTTGGAGCGGTTGACCCGTAACGGTATTGCGCAAATGGTACAAACATTCACGCAAATAAAGGGATTGGATAAGGAAACAAAGAACCTATTGGAACGGCGCACGTTCTTTGACGGTGCGGGACGTATCCGGGCGACGTTGCCGAATAATCATAAATTAGTCGGGTTTGAAATTGTCCCGGTTCGTTCTATGGGCGTAACAATGAAAATCGAACAAATCGGGTTGCAAATGACGGGCGCAACCGGGGTTGTCCGTATGTATCTTTTCCATTCGTCCCAAATTGACCCGATAAAGACGTTTGATTTGAATTTTACGCAGACAAACGGCGGTTTTCAATGGTTCCCGTTGAAAGATTGTTATTTACCGTATATCAGTACCGGAAACAACGCCGGGGGGTCGTGGTTCCTTTGTTACAACCAAAACGATTTGCCCGCCGGGATGCAGGCAATTAACATGACAAAGGATTGGAGCCGGGAGCCGTGCGGGACGTGTACGGGTTACGTTGATTTGGAGCGTTGGCGGGAAATAACCAAGTATTTACAGGTATCCCCGTTTATGATGAACGCCCCGGAAACATTCGACGAATACCCGGAGTTGTGGGATATTGCGTTGACGATGTACACCAATACGCAGAATTACGGGTTGAATTGCGAAATAACCGTTGGTTGCGACCTAACGGATTTTATCATTAAGGAAAGGCAGATTTTCCAAACGGTTATCCAACGACAGGTCGCCGCAATCATGTTGCGCACGTTGGCAATGAACCCCGATGTTAAGGTAAACCGGAACCAAGTAAACGCAACCCGGTTGGAAATTCTTTACGAATTGGACGGCAACGTTGAGGGTCGCCCCGGCGGTTTGGGTTATGACCTTAAAAAAGCATACGAGGCGTTGCGGTTGGATACGCAGGGTATCGACCGTATTTGCCTTACTTGTAATAACCACGGTGTAAAATACCGGACAACGTAAGATTATGGCGGGGTTAAAGTCAATACAGGATTTACGCAACCGGGTTGCCACGTTCAACAACGGGTTATCGTCCGGCGCATACATTCAACAAATCATTTGGGACAATGACGCCTATATTGTTGATATGAATGCCGAGGAACAATTGTTTGAACAAGGTATTAACCGTTTGGGCGTGGATATTATGGATTACGCCCCGTATTCGCCGTTGACGATAGCCATAAAGGAGGAAAAGGGACAACCGACAAACCGGGTAACGTTACGGGATACCGGGGATTTTGAAGCGTCGTTTTTTTTGGAAGTCGGCGACAAACAGTTTGAAATAAAAGCGTCGGATTTCAAAACGGAGGGCTTAATAAAAAAGTACGGGCGGCAAATATTGGGATTGACGGACGAAAATATTGCGGCGTTGATTTGGCAATATATATTCCCGGACTTAATGAAGAAAGCAAAAAACGTATTATATGGCAACGAATAAGAGAACAACCCCTATAATTCCCAACCCGGTTTTAATCGACCGGGTTTTGGGGAACATACAAACCGGGTTAATGGATAACGTCGATTGGTTGGACGTCGCATTTGGGCGGGCGCAACGTATCGCCAAAGTGATACAGGGCAAACGCTATTATACCCCGAACGTATATGCGGGCGGGACGGAATGGAGAGGCGACAATGATTATATCGACGTTTCCCCGGATGCCAATATTGGCAATTTTTCGTTCTTTTGGATAGACGACCCGCAAACGGTCGGTTGGGTTCCCAAAGAGCAAAGCGAGATTAAAGCCCCGTTTTCCCTTATTGTTTGGTTCGATTTGCGCAAGGTTTACCCCGGTCAACTCAACAACCGGAATACCGAGGCATTGAAGAACGAAATATTGACCGTCCTAAATGGCGGTTTTTGGCTGAAAGACGGGACGATTGTAATAAACCGGATTTATGAGTTGGCGGAAAACGTGTACCGTGGGTTTACGTTGGACGAAATAGATAATCAATTTTTAATGCACCCGTTCGGCGGTTTTCGCTTTGAGGGTGTATTGTCAGTTAATCAACCTTGTAACATTTAACGATATGGTAACTTTCATTATTTGGGTTTTGGTCGTGGCAACCGTGGCGGCGTTCCTGTTGACCCTGTTAAAAAAGTGGGGCGTTATTGAGTACGTCCAAGTTCACGGCAACGACTTTTTTGTTAAGATGTTCAATTGCGGCTTTTGCTTATCATGGTGGGCGGGGGTCGTTTTGTCCGTCCTGTTTGCTATATGCACCGGGAACCCGGCATTGTTATTGGTTCCGTTTTGTTCAACAGTCATAACCCGCATACTCTTATGAAAACGACAAAGATAGGGGAACGGGCGGTTGTGTTGTACGACAGTATCGACGAATTGCCGATTTTGCGATTTCACGCATATAACAAAATGTTGCTTATCGACGCCGGGGTTGGGTCGGATTTGAACGATTGGGATGCGCATATTGAAAAGGCAATCCGGTTTATCCGAAAGGAAAAGCCGGATTTGGCGGAAAAGGAATTGGATAATTTGCGGCAAAACGTTTATTTCGTCCAATCCGCCATATCGCCAAAGTATTTGGCGTTTGCCTGTTTGGTTAAGTCCGTGGACGGAACCGAATACAACGATATGACGGCGGACGGTTTGCAAAAGGTATTGGATTTATTCGCCGATGCGCCGAACGCCGAGTTGACCGCCCAATTGGAAGCGGTCAAAAAAAAAATAGATAAAGAATTGCAATTGTATTTTCCTAAACTATTCGACGACGCCACGGTTAAAGAGTATTACGACCAATTGAAGCAACGCACGATGTTAATGTTGGATGCGATAATAAAGGGGGACGAAAGCGACAAACGGGAAGAAATAGACCATATTACGACGTTGTTGTTGACTTATACAAAACCCAAATCGTTTAGCGGGTCGGATAGCGTGGAAATACAATACGACAAGCAGTTTGAAAATATGTGTTTGATGTTGTCCCAACATTTGCACGTAAACTCAAAATCGTTTACCGTTTTGGAATATTACAACGCATTTGAATACATTAAGGAGCAAGCGAAAAAAAGCAAGCAGAAAAAGCCAAAATAAGGCGATTTAAGGTGTTTTATTTTTCAGACGATAAATTATACATTTGAGAAAAGAAAATTGATTGTAGGGCAAATTGCCCGAAAATAACAAAGACAAATAGTCGGATATATGGCAGATAACAACAACCCAATTAAATATTCTGATTTGGTAAGCCCCGATAATTCGATTACTGATTTGATAAAGCAATTGGATGAACTTTCAGACGCATATACAAATGCGTTGAAAAATATTAGGGCGGAAGCAATTCAGTTGGCGGCGGTTCTGCAAAAGGTTTCCGGGGCAACCGAGGACGGCAGGAACACAACCAAGAAAGCCGCAGACGATGCGGAACGTTTGGCACGTGCGCAACGTGATTTGACGTTTGCAGAAAGCGAGAACGCCAAAAAGTTAGCCGAGTTAAAATTGGCACAACAGGAAGCGAACCAAATTAATAAACTGATTGTGAAAATAAATCAATCCGCCGAGG